ATTTAGGTTTTATGCTGTCAGATCTTTTTTCCTCTGATATATAATTATTTTGATAAACATGAATACATTTAAAATTAATGCTACTATCTCTAATATGATCATTAATTTCTTGTGCGCTTTTATCAAACTTTTTAAGATTTTCATAAATAAAATTCTTTACATAAAGAATGCTGGGAATGTCCCCAACTATGCTATAGATTGCCTCTTCTTTATGAATAGGCCAAAAACTATCATTAGGCTTATCAAATAAGTAGTCATAGAGAACATAAGGAATTTTATCTGATTCTGGAGCATTGTTTTCATGCACTGGATAAAATGGTCTATAGGTATATTGAGAAACATTCCATACCGCACTAGAAACTCTGGCTATTCCACTAACTGATCCACTCGCTAAATCCCATAAATAATTATTTATTAAAACTATTGGTATTTTAGTATAATCAACCGTCACCTAACGACGCCTCCAATGCTATCTGTGTAGAATCTATTATAGCCCTTTGTGCATAATCTGCAAGTGGTGCAGCATTAATTTGAGGAACTATTCTTCTTCTCTTATTTGCAATATTTGCATTAACTCTTTCAAAATATTTAAACTCTTTCAAAACCCTAGTTGCCTGATATACAGTAAAGTTTTTAAACTCAGAATTGAAGTTGCCAGCAACATCTCCACCGGGATTTGTAACAACAGATGGTTTAGAGGTAATTATAATTTTTCCATTGCTTAATGTATATCTAAGATGTTTTTTATTCTTAGGTTTAATTATAACTGTCTTACCGCTCTCCATAATATCTGCCTTTTGATAAAACATGTAACCTTCTCTATTTGGCTTTTTTGCCTTCTTAAAACTAAACATTATAACTGTTCCTTTAGAGGTTGGCACAAACTTAGATTCAAAAAGTCTTGCATCTTTTTTACCAGCCATATCAAACTCGTAAACGTGGTGTAGTGCTCCCGGGTTTACTCTTGCTTTTGCATCAACAAGATGCTCAAAATATCTAGTTACCAGTCTAGCGGCACCAAGTTGAATCAGTGCCTTATTTGCACCACTATGAACTCCAGCCAAAAGACTACTATCATACTTAGTTAGTGAAAATACTTTTTTAGTAAAGTCTCCGTCTTTAATAGTTTTTAGTGATGACATTATGTTCCCGACAACTTTTGAATTTCTTGTCTAGAAATCATTGTTTCATATTCAATGACACTTCCATCAAATGATGTTAGTGGAGTGCTTCCTCTTGGCTCAAAGATAGTAGAGTTTTCAAAGCCACCGCCCGTTGAAGCATCTTGGTTTTCTTGATAAATAACTCCACTTTCATTTCTAATTCTAACAATTCTTCTATTTGTTGGAATCACTTGTGAGCATCTAAGTTTGAGCATTGATCCAAAATAGTTTATATATTGTTCTGGTGTTAATGAAACTGAATTATCACCAAGACCAGTTCTAACAATGCTTCTTACAATACAATCTATTGTTTTTTCAAAAGTCCAAACCTTAGAGACCGCACCAGTCGCATCCTGAGTTATTGATGGTACATATATATCTGCTTTCATCGTATATGATGTTGATGCAAGACATTTTCCCATGCTACACCGCCAATGGGCCGATGCTTTGTGTCCATTCTGATAGCAACGAATCTACCATTAGGTTTCCAGTACCACCAGCGAAATCTTTTGAATATTGAACCTGATATGAATCGTTCTTCATTGACTGAATAGCCTTATTTCTTAGATTCCAATCATTGCATAAATAGTCTTCTACAAGAATTGATGTTGCAAGTTCAATTTTATTTGGAACATAGTTATAACCAAACACTCCAACTATCTTATAAGCATAATCTTTTTTGAATATTCCATCATATGGAATTACAGAAACTTCTGGATATTCAAGAACTGGGCGGTCATCAGATATGGTCTTTGCAGATGAAGAATTCTCGCTACCTATTGCTTTGATTCTCCATTTTGATACTGCTGGCTCTATATCATAATCAAACTTATTAAAAGATGCTGTAGACACTGCATCATACATGAGAATATCATCTTCATAAATATAATCTATTCTAACAATTGGATACTGAAGAGTCAACACATCACTGTTATTTCCATAAACAACAACTGTTTGATATCTTGTAGAAAAATAGTTTGCAGTAATAGAGTTAATATAGTTTCTAGCCTTTCGCTCTGACTTCTCAAGAGTGCTATCTGAAACTGAAGAATCAATATCTGCTAAAGACCTAATTCTAGTCGCTGTAGCATATGGCTTAACTATAGAATAATAATTTATTGTGCTACTTGCACCAGACGCGGTGCTGCTAACCCACTCAATTTTAAGATTTCGATCATATGAAATAGAATCTTCTGTTAGGGTCGCGGTGAAAATTGATGATGCTCCAGAAGCAGTTGTTCCAGACTGAATAAACTCATCTGTATCAAGATCATAAGCCTCAAAAACAACGGAAGTTATTCCTGCGTTTGCAGTAAAAGTTATATTTAAATCACTATAATCCGATCTTAAATATTCAATCACAAAAGTCACCTCATATATATTTTACTACAGTTTAGATAATAGGAAAAGGGGCTGCTCGCGCAGCCCCTTAACCTATTTACAGGTTATCAGCCTGTTACTGCGTTTGCCTTTGCCATAGCGGAAAGTTCTTCCACGTTTACACCCATGCGGACGTAAACTGTGTATTCGATTGTATCCTTCTTTGGCTTGAACTCACGGTGAACTGTAACATCTCTCTGGAATCCCCAAATTCTATTTTGTGGGAATGTAAGATCGACGTAGTGATCAGGGTAGAGTGGAACTTCCATAACTGGAATACCAAAGATAGAAGTTGTCATGCCTGCTGGTCCACCAACACGGGCTGGTGTGCCACGAAGTACGCCAGAAGCAATGTCTTCTGGAACTCCACCTGTACCAATTTGACGTAGATCTGTCAAGAGTGTTTGCACGTTCTTTGTTGAAGCATAGAACTTGAGTTCACCTCTACGAGCCTTGTACTTACGTCCAAGTGCATTGTAAAGTGCTTCAAAGAACACGATTGCAGAACCTGTCTTTAGTGCTCCTGCTGTTGTAGCAGCAGTGAAGTACTGTGATGCTGTTGTAACTGTTGCGGCTGTACCGAAATGTGTACCTCCAGCAGATCCATCAGCCAACTTGACGAAACCGTCAATTGTGTATGGATATGTTGTTCCAGCATATGATGCAGTACCCTGAGCAGCAAGACCATTGATTGCAATGTCCTCAAGATCGTTACCAAATTGTGATGCCATAAGGCGAACAATGTGGTCCTCAAGAGCAGCGCCCTCAATGTTGTCCTCAAGACCCTCTGTTGAGAGTTCATAGTCAAGGCGGAACTTAGTTGTTACAATCTCAACCTTGGTGAACTGAGCACCACGGTTGACATATCCTGTTGTTCCAGCACCAGCATCGTAGATGTTCTCACTTGCTTGTGCAGCCTTGCGGATAAGACGTGTTCCTACTTGAACCTTGTCAAATTCTGCTGTGTTTGAACGCATGATTTGTCTACGACCATCGTTTCCGAGGACCATCTGATCAAATACATAGTCAAGGAATTGACGAGATTGTTCTGGCATAAGAACACCACCGTCCTGTGTTAGTGGATTGGTTGTCAAGTTTCCCATATTTCCTGCTGTTGCAAGATCAGAGATAATGGCACCAGTACCAGCATCAGTTACGGCTTTGTTAATAATATCGCTCATTTAATTACACCTCTCTTTCATAATTTAATATTAAATATCTGCGGAATTGAGGAAACGTCCGCCCCACATTGATTTTCTCATTATGGGTTGCTCTGGAGCACTAAATTGTAGTTCACCAGACTTCTTCATTGCTGTGTCTTCTTCTACGGAATCTACCCTAGAAGCAAGTTCCTCTGTGTTCTTGATGACACCAGCCAAACTCTTTGTTAACTCTTCATACTTTAACTGTAATTGACCAACTTTATCATCAATTGACTTAGCCAATTCTGAAATTGAGTCTGATACAGCAGTAATTCCGTTGCTGCTTGATTCAACGGATTTAGCAATTGCTTGCTCAACTAGTTCCTTAACTTCCCCTAAAGCCTTAGCAAGATCAAATTGTTCGGAAGTGTCAACGGCTTGATCCTCTACGCCGTCAGCCTTTTCAAGATCAACATCTGCTTCGTCAACCTCTTCAATTGTTTCTTCCACTTCAAATTCAACTTCTTCGGCATCAGCGGTGTCAAGTTCGGGGCTTTCTACATTATCAGCCACTTCAACACCTCCTTCACTTTTTGAATCATTCTTTTTCATTGATTCTTCTTTTTTCTTACTTGCTAAGGGATGACCCTTTGGCAATAAGTCTGTATCAAATGGCTTTCTTTTAAATCTGCCAGTTCTTATAGCAGATAGGAATCCATTCACTCTTGCAAATGCCCATTGCTCTGCTGATGCGACATTTGGGCGCACAGAACCGGGATTAGTTCTGTACGCTCCTATACCACGATTGTACACTGCTCTGAGCATAGCAAAAGTTACCTTCTTAGAACTAACATTACCATATTTTTCATTATGTTGTGTTACTAATTCTCTTAATCTGGCAGAAGATCCACTTTCAGCCTTTTCCATTTCTTTATCATGCATTTTAGTTTCAAGTGGTTTTAGTTTCCTAAGATTAGAAATCTTTTTTGCAACTCTTCTATCTGTTGGAATAAATTTATTTCCAGAAACTTGTCTATAAACACGAACTATTGCTACAGGACTTTCTGATGTTGCTTGAATTTTTTCATTTGTTCCACGAACATTAACTGTTCCAGAGGTTCTAACTGATTCAACTTTTCCTTTAGCATATTGTGTTGGCTGAGGATCTTTATTAACTGCATATGCAACAAAGTCTCCAGTAGAAACTGATCCAGCCGCTGCTTTGAAAACAATTTTCTTTTTTTTCTTTGAGCGCATCGCTCTTGAAACTCCACCGGGAAGACCTTGCTGTGGATTCTTATTAGTTGCAGTTTCATTAGTTATAGTTTCTTTTTGTACTTCTTCTTCTTCATCTTCCATATCATCCATATGCATACTCTTTTGCATAACTGAACTAACTGCTTTTGCAATTTCAGAATCTTTATCTGCATCTTCTGATTCTACCCAACCAATAACATCCATAGACTTGTGGCACATAACACATTCAGCAAGTTCATATGATTCTGTTATTGCAATCTCATCTTCTTTACACCAAAAAATATTTTCAACTGAGAAGCCTGTTGCAATGCCAGTTGTTACTATTTCATTGTCTACTTTTTGAATTGATAAGATATTGGCAAACTGATTTGCTGGGCTATCCACAAGTGATAGTTCCATAAGTTCATACTTTTTTACAATACGAATTGGCTGCTCTGTTTCATCATCCATTCCCGGTTCAGAATCAACGATTCTTCCACCAATAGAAAATCCTGTTAATGTTCCATCAAGGACCATCTGCCAAATGTTTTCTGCACCCTTAGAAATATAAGCATCAACAAAAACTCCACTATAGGATTTAGCGGTCTTTGGATCATAAAAAGAATTTTCTCTAAAAGATACTACTTTTCCAGCCGGAATGGGCTGATGCATAAGGCGAACATTTCCTCTGAAATTTTCAAACGCTTGTCTTGAAGCCTCTGAAAGAAGTTTATCACCTTGACGATCAATATTGTCTAAAGTTGCAAAACCGCTAACCATGCGGCGCTCTTCATCAACCTTAGCAATAGGCATGGTAAATCGCAAACTATCATCATCACTTTGAAAGTGGGCCTTATATATATCTTTCATATTAATATTATATAACAATTCCTTTAGTTTATTTAATTTTGCTGGCGACCGTCGCCTTGAGTTGCGCGGCCAGTTGCATTATTATCTGGAGAATTCGCTGCACGTTCTTGATCTCTTAATCTATTTCTTGTAGCCTGTGCAGTCATTTCAGCAGATTGTTGTGCAGTTAATTGAACTGGTGTATCTCCACCCTGAAGGCTTGGCAATCCAAGTCTTGGTCTAACTTCATTAGGAACAATAACTTTCATTCTAAGATATCTTTCATCAATCTTAGATTGTGTTTCTTCATCGGTGAGAGTTAGTTCATTAAACTCAAATCTAAATATATCAGTTTTTTCCTGAATAATTTTATTTATTTTCTTTTCAAGTGAATCTTGGGCTGGGCGACAAACTTGTTCTTTAAATGTTCTATCTGCTTCTCTTGCTGCGGCAAGACCAATTCCTTCTGCCGCTCCAACCTTAGATGCAGGAGTTCTATGAACCATTAAAATTTGATGGTCATTCCATTTATTATAATTATTGAATGATGAATCTTGTATATTAGACTCAACTGCCTCCATCTTCATTTCTACTTTTGATTCTGGAGTATCTGCTGGTATTGGAATGATTACAGTTCTATGGCTTTGTCCTTTAAGATTGCCTTGGAAAAATTCAAACAGTCTCTCCTCTGCCTGACGCCCCATCTTAGCACCCTTAATCCAAAATACATATCTTGGAACTGCCTTATTCTCGAAATACTCAAGGTTGAATCTTGATGAAAACTCATTACCCGCCATAGCATTCTTAGCGGCAATAATGGCAGGGACTCCATAGTATGTGCTAGTAGGAGTGTATTCTTTCAAATGAATAATTTCATTTGGTCTTTGATCTGTGGTGATTGGATTTTTTGTTTCTGTATCTTGAAAGTTTCTAAAGAAAACTGCCTTTCCATTAACAATTTGAACAAACCCATCTCGTAATCTTCTTATTCTCATTGTTGGTGATGGAATATGTCCAATGTAACCAATCTCTCCGTTGCTTTTACGTCCTATTTCAATATAGCCGTTTCCTGTTGACTCTACATCAATATAGGCTTTAAGTAATGTCATTGTAAATGTATCATCATCATTTCTTGACTCTAGCCATTCAATTGTTCTAATTTTTGCATTTGCTACATTTCTTCTTATTCTATCAAGTTCTTCCTGTGTTTCAGCAGTTTCCATTTTTTGCATAACCGTGCTTGATGGAAGAAGATTATATCCAAGACCCACAATGTTTGCTGCTTTTGCATTAATCGCAGCATAATTCGCGCCAGAAATTTCATAAATCTTTGCTAATGCCATAAGATTATATTGTGGCTCTACAACATCAAATATTCCATACCCATACTTATCTGGAATTATTTGCTTGGAACCTGCATTATCACCAGAATACATACTGCCTTCAGCATCAACCATTTGGCCTGTGCTTGTTACAATTGACTTTTCAAGTTTTCTTTTAGCAGACTTTTTAAAATTATTTGATAGACCAGACAGCCTTAGAAGACTTTCAGAATCTTGCTTAAAGTCATCCTGCTCAGCGACGACTGGCTGTGATTTAAAAAGGCTTGGAATTCTTACGTCATTAATTTCCAAGAACTCTTCGTGCTCTTGCAGCATCTCTCCACGCTCCTGTATCTCCATAAGTTGTTAGTCCGCTTTCTACTCTTTCTTTTTCTTGCTCATATTCCTCATCAGTCAATCTACCAACACCGGGAATAAATACAGCCTTTCCTTCTGGCTGTCCATAGGCGGCGGCTACCTTTGCTATTTCTGACATCTTTGTTATATCACCATACATAGATGGAATATTTAAAACATTATTATCATCATCTTTAAATATGTTTCCATCTGGTAGTAGCCAAACATAAAGTCCAAATGGAGACTTGTCCGTAACTTTAGTAATTTTCATGTTTTTCATATCACTATGTTACCATATTTGTATTATTTTATGTACTTTATCGCAAAAAGGCGTTAATTTTTAGTAATTCTGGATACTCTGTGAACACTCCATTAACTTTTACAAAAACCTTTTTACCATTTCTTATACCATCTACAACTTTAACATAATCACCATCTGATGTAGGTATTTCTGTACCTGCTCTTTTACCATCTGAATCAATATATATTGAATAGAGTTTATTATTTGATAAAAATAAAACTTTTCTAATTGTTTGTTCTGGTAATGTTGTAAACAAGACACCATCAAAATCTTCTACATTCGAAACGCTGCTTGAATCAAATGAAGTAGCAGCGGCAACTTCACCCAAAAATCTTTTTTGAATAAGTGAAGGTTGAAATATTATATTTGTAGCCTGCTTTTCATCTTGTAAGAATCGAATTGATGCAGAAACTCCAGTATGTCTAGACTCATCTCTATCTATTACTTTAATTGCAGATGCTGCTGTTGTAGCACTTATTACTGCTGATCCACCAACAAAACCATTATGGATATATGCAATCTCTAAAGCCTCCAGCAATGTTTCTAAAACATAAATATTTTGTATATTAAAGTCGGATCTTAATGTATCACCAAATCTAATTAGAAATGAGTTTACGCTACTTGTTGAAAGTTTTGGATTAAAGTTGAATGATACATGAGTCCACTGCTTATCAAGCACTGTTGAGAATCTGCCGCCATTTATTATTGGAGTTCCAATTGCAGATGAAACTGTTATAGCGTTAGATTGAATACTAGCACTAAATAGAGAAGTACTTGCAGCAGAAGATGTAGAAAATATTTCAAACAACTTGGTTGATGTTGAATCAGTATTTGTTTTTACAAAAAATCCTAATGTTCCAATATTTTCCTTCTCAAAAGAAACGTCTATAAAATTCTTATTTGATCTTATTCCAGAATTGCTTGTTAAGAATATAGATGGTGTTTGAACAAACTCTGGAACAAACGATTGAGCGGAGGCGCCATTATTTATTTTTACTGATGATCTTGTAAATCCATTAATACTTATATAAGATCCAGAGTTTGGGTAGGTTTCTGCTTTAAAATACTTTACTATTGGTGGATAGTAAGTTGTATCTTTTGATAACATTTCAATATCAAACCTTATATATTTATCATAGATATTAGTTAGATTTAACCAGTCGAAGAAGTTTATCTTTCCAATTCTTTCTTTTGCTTTTATCAAATTATTACTATAATCATACATTGAAGCAAAAATTTGTACCTGAGATCCAGATACTGCATCTGGATAACCAAATTCAAATCTATTCGATGATATGTATCCAGATCCAGAAAAGTCAGTGTCGCATAATCTACTTCCGGCAAGAATAAAACTTGCAGTTCCAAATGTCGATACCTTAAATCTATTATCAGCGGTATCAAAATAAGTTTTATACCTATACTGACTATAATCATTTATAGATTGATAAGTAGTTCCATTAAAAGAACTTTTCAAAAACATTATTGAGTCAAATGTTCCTAAAAATTGATTAGCATTTGATGATGCAGTTAGTATTGTGCTAAATGAATATCTACTACCTATTCTAAGCACAGAATCTGTATTTAGTGGAAAGTATGATGACATTAGGTCTATACCATAAACGCTTCCAGAATAAGTTGTAAAAGATGCTGTTTGAACACTAGCAGCCGAAGCGCAAAAATAAATCTTAGTTTCTCCATCATATTTCATTCCAAGATATATAGTTGGACTTGAAGTAATTGATGCAATTGAAAAAGACAATGCTGAACCGCTATCTACATGATATGCCTCAATAGCATAGTTACCACCATTATTTTTTAAATTAAAATTCAATACTTCATTAAATGGATTTTGCCCTAATGAAATTAATGTTTGGTAAGAGCCACTTACTGGAGGAGTTCCGTCAAGTTTAAATTTTGCAAAAAATACATTGCTATATTGATTAAATAAAGATTTAAAGTTCTCTATGTCTATATATGAACCAACAGTACTTGAGGTAGATGAAAATCTAATAGTATTGGAAGATTTAGTGAGTTTATTATCTAAAGATCCAAGAGTTGGCTCTGTGTATAATTCAGACCTTAAGCCATTTGTAGTTAATTTTAAGTTGTCATAGTCTATTGAGTGCCATTTATCTTGAGTATCCCAGTAATCATAATATGATTTTAATGTATTGTCATTTGCTATATTAAAAAATAGCCCACCCATATTTGTAAATACTGACTCTTTTATGCTTTTACCAAGACCATAAACATAATGTCTTTTAGCGGTATTGTTTGACAGAGTATTTGGATATATTGCTATTGAGTCTACAATAATTGAGAAAGAAGAATTTCCATAAAAATCTATATAGTTATTTATAGAATGATTGGTATCAATTTCAGTTGTAGAAAAAGAACCAACATCAAACTTTGATGAAACTCCATTAACAATTAGTTCAATTGCATCAGAGTTATAATTCATAACGACGTGATTTGGCTCATCAAGTTCAGCAAGACCGTATGATGTTTCAATAAAAGAACTTGAATTTCCGTATCTATATATTAGATAACTATCTCTTAAAAATAGTCCAGTGTTTGTACTATTTCTTTTCTTCAAAATAGGTATCTCACCGTTTGGAATTTTATCTATTTTAAGCCAAAATTCAATTGCATAGTTATTTCTACTATAAAGTTCAGAGAAAAGATTGAGTGCTGGTATTGATATACATGGATTAACAGAACTAGTTAGTTCAAGTGCTGTTTCTCCACCAAAAACTACTGGGATTCCAATAAGGTTTGTAGCAGAAGCATTGACAGATGCATTATAGTATGAGGCAGAATTATCTAAAAATGTTATAGGCGTTGATGTGGATGCCGTTTCAGTCTTTAGATCATCAAGTCCCCATACTATATCTGCACCGTCTTTTAATATCAGTCTACTATAAGACACTCTTCCTCCGACTATACTGTGGTTATATCACAAGCCCCCGCAGTACAGGCAAGTTCTTGACTTCCAGTAGTACCATCTGTTGTTTCATAGTATGTTAACCATGTCCAATCTAGAGTGGCGGGAGTTT